GGGAGCTGAACCCGAACACGGGCATCGGATGGACCACCACCGAGGTGAACGCGCTGCAGGCTGGCCAGAAGGTGCTGCTCGGCTAGTGGCATGGCGGCCATCCGCGTCAGCCTTCTCGCGACGACCGCTCTCGGCTCCGGAGCCGCGAACATCCGGGTGCGACTGTCCGCGACGGAGGCCGTGCTCGGCGCCATCGCGCCCAACCTGCGCGCCCGCTTCCTCGCCAGTGAGGCCACGGTCGGGAACTTCCCGAACATGCGCGCCCGATTTAACGGCGTCGAGGCTACGGTCGGAAATGTCCCTAACCTGCGGACGCGCGTCGCTGTCGTCGAGTGCCTGCAGGAGGTCCTGGAGCCGGTTATGAGCAGCCTTGTCTTTCCGACCCTGCAGGGTCTCGCCTTCGACGTGCAGAAGAAGCCAATCTTCAGCACCAAGCTCGCCGAGCACGTGTCCGGCGAGGAGACGGCGACGTCCTTCTACCGCAACCCGAAGTGGGAGTACACGCTCACCTACGACTACCTCCCCGACCTCCCCAAGCAGGTTGGCGACACCGATCTCCACACCCTGATGGGCCTCTTCCTCTCGATGCGCGGGCGGGGAGACACGTTCCTGTTCACCGACCCGGACGACAACGCCGTCAGCGAGGGATGGCAGTTCGACGCCGACGGCCTGACCGCACAGATCAAGCTCGTGCGCGGCATCGGTGGCTTCTACGAACCTGTCGGCCAGATCAACGGGACGCCGGTCCTGCACCTCGCCGTCACGGAGAACTTCAGCATCCCGGTGACGCCCGGCCCGTACACTCACTCTGTCACGAAGGCGTCGCAGTACCTGCAGACGGACAGCCTCACGATCAACGGTGTCGCCGCGACCGTCGGCACCGGGCCGGGGCAGTACACCGTGGCTGCCGGCGTCTACACGTTCAATGCCGCCGATCAGGGCAAGGCGGTGGTTGTCCGCTACCGCTGGACGATGGCTGACCCCGGCGACTTCACGATCACGATGCCGAACGTGATCAACTTCACGACCGCGCCCGGCGCTGGGGCAACTCTCTACGCGACGTTCAACTACTACTTCGTCTGCCGCTTCCTCGAGGACGCGAGCCAGTACACGAAGTTCATGGACAAGCTGTGGAACCTGAGCGAGCTGGGCTTCAGGAGCATCCCGCAGTGAGGGTCGTGCAGCCAGAGACCGGCTTCACCGAGGCCGACATCAAGGCCGTCCTCGCGACGCGCAACTTCGTGTACACGGACTGCTACACGATCATCGCGCCGAACGGAGACGCCATCCGCTGCGGCACGACGCAGGACGACGTCATCGTCACGCCCATCGGCGGCGGAGTCAAGCAGACCTGGACCTCGAAGGGCGTCAAGGTCAGCGGCATCAAGATGAAGCAGGGCGTCGGCGTCGACGTCGACGAGCAGGACGCGCTGCTGGACTTCGACAGCGAGCAGACGTTCCAGGGCCTGCCCCTCGCCACCGCCCTCCTCTGGGGACGCTTCGACGGGGCCAAAATCACTCGCGACCGCTACTTCGCTGCGGAGTGGGGCGACGGCAACACCCCGACGGTCTGGATGGGCGGCTGCCGCATCTTCTCCGGGCGCTTCGGGGAGCTCTCCGAGGTCGGGCGCTCGCACTGCAAGTTCAAGGCTCGGTCGAACCTCGTCCTGCTGGACAAGGACATGCCCGCCGTGCTCTTCCAGCCCAGCTGCAAGAACGCGATGTACGACGCGGGCTGCCAGCTGGACCGGACCCTGTTCAGTGTCGACGGCGCGGTCGGTGCGGGCTCCACGGCCAGCACCATCAACTGGGCCGGGGCCAGCACGACGATGCTGCTCGGGACGCTCTACATGGTCGTCGGCGCTGGCGTCACGCTCGTCCGCTCCATCCGGGACGTCAACCCCGGCGTCTCGCTGACGCTGAGCCGCCCGCTCGAGCAGCTGCCGTCCGTCGGCGCCACATTCACGACGTACCAGGGATGCGATCGCAGCCTGACGCGCTGCATCGCCCTCGGCAACGAGGCCCGGTTCCGGGGCTATCCCTTCGTCCCGACAGAGGAGACGGCACTCTGAGCGCCGAGGCTCTCATCGCGGCCGGAAGGTCCTGGATTGCCACGCCCTATCACCACATGGCGCGTGTCAAGGGGCACGGTGTCGACTGCGGGCAGGTCATCATCGCCGCCCACGTCGAGGCCGGGCTCACGGAGGACTTCGATCCGGGCTTCTACACGATGGACTGGCACCTCCATCGCAGCGAGGAGCGCTATCTGGGCTTCGTGGAGGCTCACCTGGAGCGCGTCGACCCGGACGGTAGCGCGGCGGCCCCGCGCGACCGCGCGTCCTGGAGCCCCTCTCCAGGGTCCGTGGTGGTCTTCCGCGTCGGCCGTACCTTTAGCCACGGCGGCATAGTCACCGAGTGGCCCCACATCATTCACGCCAACGTCCATGACGGCTGCGTCATCGAGAGCCCGATCACCGGGACTGTCCTCGAGCGCCTGCCCATGCGCACGTACATGCACAGGAGCCTCCTCCCATGAGTCTCCTCTTCGGCGGCGGCAAGCGCACCAAGCCCCAGTACTCATCGCTGCAGGTCCAGACCAGCAGCAGCAACATGCCAGTCACGCTGGCTTGGGGCCTCTGCCGGCTCTCGCCCAATCTCGTCTGGTACGGTGACTTCAAGTCCCACAAGCAGAAGCAGGGCGGCAAGGGCGGCGGCGGCAAGGGCGGTGCCCAGTACACCTACACGACCGCGCTGCAGATGGGCCTGTGCCAGGGCGTCAGCGGCGGCATCCAGCGCGTCTTCGTCGACAACGACAAGGACTCGTCGCTCTCCAAGCTGAACCTCGTCTTCTTCAACGGCTCCGAGACGCAGAGCCCGTGGAGCTACCTCAGCACGAACCACCCGGACGCGGCCCTCGCCTATCCGGGGCTGGTGCACGTGGACAGCCCGAAGTACGATCTGGGCTCGTCGGCCTCGCTGCCGCAGCACAGCTTCGAGACCGAGTGCCGCCTGTACAACACCGCGCCGGGCGGGCTGGGCGACGCCGACGTCGCGCTCGTCATCCAGGACTACCTCGTGACCCCGATCTGGGGATGCGGCTTCCCATCGGACGAGATCGACACGACCACGCTCCTGTCGTCCGGCTCGCCAGACGCGGCGTCCCAGACGTACTGCACCGCGATGGGCTTCGGCATGAGCCCGGTCCTCTCCAGCCAGGAGAACGGGCTCAGCATCCTCAAGAGGTGGTGCGACCTCTTCAACATCGCGCCCGTGTGGAACGGGGCGACGTTCAAGTTCATCCCGTACTCGCTCGAGGGCGTCACGGGCAACGGGGCGACCTACGTCCCGAACACGGTCTCGGCGTACCAGCTGACGGACGCCGACTACGTCGGGAGCCCGGACAACCCCGAGGACCCAGTCCTCATCAAGCGCCAGGACTTCTCCAAGGTCAAGAACAGGCTGCAACTGGAGATACTCAGCCGCGACAAGGAGTACAATGCCGTCCCGCTCGAGTACGTCGAGCAGGGCCTCGTCGACCAGTTCGGCGACCTTCCGGACAGCCTCTTCCAGGGCCACGAGGTCACCGAGCCCACGATGGCAACCAAGATCGTCACGATCATGTGCCTTCGCAATGCCTTCCGGGGCGCGAACGAGTACACGTTCAAGCTCGGGCCAGAGTTCTGCCTGCTCGAAGGCATGGACCTGCTGGACATCTACGACCCTCAGATGGGCTGGGTGCAGGTCCAGGTCGACACGCTCGAGGAGGACGAGGACGGCAACCTCGAGTTCACCTGCGCGCAGGTCGCGCTCAGCGCCAGCAACGCCGGGGGCTTCACGGCTCCGGACCAGACGCCGGGCGGCCTGAACTCCGGCGTCTCTGCCGGCGACGTCAACGCGCCGATCATCTTCGAGCCGCCGTCGACCCTTGCCGGCGACCCGGAGGTCTGGTGCGCAGTCTCGGGCGTCGACACGGTCAACTGGGGCGGCTGCAACGTCTGGGTGTCCAGCGACAACGCCACCTACACCGAGATCGGCACGATCAACGCGCCCGCGCGCATGGGCCTGACGACGACCGCCCTCGCGGCCTACGTCGGCACCAACCCGGACACCACCCACTCGCTGGGCGTCGACCTGACCGAGAGCGCGGGCGAGCTGGCCGGTGTCAGCGCCACCGACGCGGCCAATGCCGTCACGCTCTCCATCGTCAAGGACGCGGGCGGCACGTACGAGCTCTTCTCGTTCCGCGACGCCCTGCTCACGACGACCAGCCACTACACGCTCGGCGGACAGCTGTACCGTGGGCTCTACGGAACCTCCCCCGCCTCCCACCTCTCGGGAGTGGCCTACGCCCGGCTCGACAGCGACATCTTCAAGTACGCCCTGCCGCCTCAGTACATCGGGCAGACGCTCTACTTCAAGTTCCAGTCGTTCAACGTCTTCGGCGGTGCCGTGGAGGACCTCTCGCTCTGCACGGCCTACACGTACACGCCGTCGGGCGCTGGCTACGGCACGGGGGCGGGGGGAGTCCCAGCGGCTCCCACAGGCGTCACGGTGTCGGCCTCGACCGGGTACAACCTCGTCACCTGGACCGCCAACTCCGCGAACGACAACATCGACCACTATGACGTCTATCGGGCCAACGGCACCGGGGCCGCCTTCGGCTCGGCGACGAAGATCGGCTCGAGCGCCGGGACGACGTACACGGACACCACGGCGGCGGCCGGAACCGCGTACACGTACTTCGTCGTCGCGGTGAACGTAATCGGATCGGCCAACAGTGCCGGGACGAACATCACCTCCTCGGCGGCGGT